AAGACCTAACATACCTGCCACTTCGAAAAATGTCTTTAACGTGGTCTTCTTTAGCGTATCTAGTTTACTTCGACCGATTAACCCACGTGTACCTGGATATTTAAACCTGCGCGATATCTGCCATGCGCATCCGATGAATGATTTTGATCCACCTGCTGCGCCACCAAAAAGCACTACACGTGCCGGGTGTGAGTTACCCAGCACACGCAATGCTTCTTTTTGTTTAGGCAGGTATTCTATCATGTAAACAGCCCGATGTACATACCCACTAACCCACCACAAAGCGTTGCTATCATATCTGCATTACTAAATGGTCTATCATTCCAAATTGAATCGTATATCTCTTTTGCAGTAGCGCAGGCAAACACAGCGCACATTGCAAATGGTGCAGCAAAGAAAGATGCAGCAAGTGCATAAATCACTAAGCCATACAGCGCATGGTTAGCTTTGTCTTCGGGTAGGATAGGCAGGTTCATTAGAAGGGTAGATCGTTTCCTCTTTCAGGTTCATTATTTGAATTAGAATCTTGCATCGGGCTAATTTTCCAAGATAAAAATTTAACGCCATTCTTACCTTCTTTAGTCCATGCAGCAATACGTATTTGCTTTCCTGATTCATCCGCACCTGCACCTGTCATATCAGGTTGATTTGGTGAAGTTTTTTTGTCATTCTTAAATAGCACACCTGTGCCTGGTTTGTGTGTGTAGTTACTCATTGTATTTAATTATTTATGATTGCGATGTCTTCGTGCATTAGTGATATTGTAGTGTTTCCTTGAAAGCTGGCAGTTTCAACTATTTTAAAGTCCATGTGCTGGATGCTATGCCCTTCGATGAACCCGATAAACACTTCCGTTTCATCCGGATACTGCGCCAGCTTATCCCACAATTCACCAATGGTCATAATTTGTATTCATCTTTTTCAGTTAGCATTTCAAGTTGTTGAAAGATAACCCACATATCGCGGTTTTCTTGCATCGATGGGCGCATGCTTCGCTTGGCTGCTAAGATAAATAATTTACGCAGTAGTTCATTCTCTTTTGCTTTATCGTATTCTTTCATATATCAAATAGTTTTAATTGTGACTGCACCAATGTAAATGCATCTTCATAATAACTAAACTCTGCCCAACATTCACAGCATTGAAAATAGCCTTCTATAAACGTTAAGCCATCACGTGCCCAGCGTGGTCTTTCATACCTTCTGCATCCGCAATCGGTACACTTGAAATATACATCATGTAAAACGCCCTTGCTATCTAGATACTGTACCATTAGTATTCGTTTTGGTTTTCTATCAATTCGCGGTAGCGTTCCTTCCTGTATTCAGTAAACTGATATGGTTTGTTTTTATACACCCGGAAGCGCATATCATTATCCCACCTTTGCAGCGCATCGTATTCATCGAGCAGCATTTGCTCTAGTTCATTCGGCTTTGGTCTGTTAATGTTCTCTACTGGCTGTTCGCGTATGCTCAACTTATCCGCTGCCTGTTGCATAGCTTCCATCACTTGCGGATGTTGGAACATTTCGTAGATGTTGTTCTGCTTTTTTTCATCCTGGTTAATTGCTTCAACAGCTATTTGTCTTTGCGCATCGTACAAAGGAAACCATGCTAAGATAATTGCAGGATCAATACGGTTGTATATCGTGCCGTATTCACCAATCGCACCACGATCTAAACATAGCTGCACATCTTCTAGCGAATACATCCACATCTTTTCTAGGATGTTCTCTGCACAAAATTCAATCTGCAGTGCGTTCATGTTATTCTGCACATTGACTAGTTGAGTGCATCGCGTAACCAGCTGCATGATTTTAACCTTTGTAGTTTGCCTGTCTAGTTTACGCAGTAGTGCTATCTTGTCTTGCTTGATCGCGTGCATTACTGATAGCGACTGCATCGCGGAAAAGTTGTTCAGCTTTTGCAATGCTGTCTTGTGTTGAATTTGAATGTTTGCCATAAGAGTTTGATTTTTTATTTGCTTCAAATTTAAATTGATTGTTCATCCACTTTCGAACGGTTGCTTGCCAGGAAACTATTTTTGCGCCACCGGATGTTTTCCATCCAGTGATTGTGTAGTAGTCAAAACAATTTTTACTTTCGGTTACAATTTTTGCTTCTGTCCATTTACCACCTGATTTCATATTCAACTCACCCATAAAGTTATAAATATCATTTTCGGATGGTGGTGTAAACGTTGCTTTTTTGCTACGGCATAATGACACCACTGTGCTGGCATACTGATTCTTAGATTCCTTTACGATTTGTATGAAGTTCCATTTCGCAAGGTCACGAAGTGCGTTAATGTAGGTGCTTTTATTTCCAATGTGCAACCCTTCCATAGTGGCATGGGTAGGTAAACCGAACTGCTCTTTCCAACCTAATCGGTTATTCAGTTCAATGATCCACATGAACAAAGCTGTGTGCTGGCATTTAGCTTCTGCATGTTCAAATGCGAAGTCAAACAACCTGCGCGATAAATCGTATCCGTTAGTTTTCATTGAAACTAAATACCCACCACTACACACAAAGGCTCGTCCGCGCACGAAAGTGCTATGGCAATGCGGTAGTGATGGGATTTAAAAATGTTTTCATTCGAACGAGCGTTGCAAATATAGTCAAAGTATATCTACTTCCAAATAATTGTTGCAATCATGAATCCAATAGCAGCACCAACAGCCATGATTAAAAGCAGTTTGCTATTGCTGTTATCGCAGATTTGTTCTTCACGTACCGGTGCTGGCTGTGTTCGCTCAACACGTTTGATGGGTGTAAGCTTCATCTGTTGTGGACCTGCTTTGCTTTGAGCATTGGCAATACGCGATTCTTTCAGGCATTCTTTGGCAAATGCTACAGCGATAGCTTGCGTAGGCTTATCACCTATCCAGCGTGTCACGTTGCCATCGCGCTTAATGAAATTGTGTTCGCGCATTAGCGTAATCAATCGCGCACCTACACGATACTGCGTGCGCATCTCTTTGATGTCAAACTCTTTCATGTCATGTAACACGCACATGAATTCGTAATACTTGCTTTTAGTGTTCTTTCTCATTTCTCTAAATAGGTTTTAATTGTTATTGTGAATTCTTCAAAAGACCTGCACACTTTCACGCAGTATCCTGCATTGATAAGTTGTGCGTGAACGATTTTTTGTGTGTCGGATAATTTACCCTTTTCGGTTTTCATTTCGATGAACAGTGCATGGTATGGTCCACTACTCATGCAGATCATCAAATCGGGCATACCGGGCATAGCACCTTCTGCTTTCAACAGGTTCCAGCGTTTGGCTCTTTGCACAGGCGTACCACCGATGTACACACCATTTGGGAAGGAAGCGATAAGCACACGTGGGAAGGAATAACGAAACCATTCCACGCAGCGTTGTTGTATCTTGCTTTCTTCATGCTTCATGCTGTAGCGTATTAGATATGGCTAACCAAAATTTACCGATGTAGTCTTCATCTGCTTGTATGTTTATCACAGGTAAATGTGATTCCAGCTCCATATATTCCCATTGACCAAGCGAATTTACCTGATAATCACATCCTAGTGTGATTGGGCAGTATTGCACGCTGCTACGTTCTACAGGAATATCAAAGCGCACTATCACATGCTGGTTATTATTCAGCGTTACAAGGTAGCACATCCTGTTTTCATTAACCACTTTCTTCTTCACCACATATAGACTTGTACCATTGACTGTGCGATAATCATGTACATCGTATTCGCTTTGCATATCTTCAGTGAAGCTTTCATGGAATTCTAGGTTATTTAGATTCTGCTCTATTTCACGCCATCTTTTCTCCTTATCGTCTGTGCTAAATATCAACTTGCACCATTCCATCAATTTGCTATTGCTAACGTGCAGTTCCTTTCGCAGATCCTGAAAGCTAACCTTATTGAATTTCTTCATGATAGTAAGGATATCGCTGCGTGTAGGTAGCTTAGTAGTACGCAACTTCTTATTCGATTTTAGATATGTTTTGTAATCACTCATTGATTTAAAATTTATTAAAGTTCTAATCCACCTGTGACATATAGTTCAACCATTGTAAAATGTGCGCCATCTTCATTGAGCTTCCAATCAATTTCATAAGTTATCTTTTCAATAGTTGCCATACACCAAGTATCAGGTAATGCCCAAAAGCCAATACTTTCACCAATACGCGGTACAACTGGCATTTTAGTAAAAACAAAATCGTCTAATGCCTCATGACATATTGCTATATTTATTAAATCACTCATCACCTTCATGTTTAATGGTTATACAATCGACTATCTCACATACTGGCACTTCCATTACCCGGCTAAGGTTAATTAGCTGCCGTAGTTTGATGCTGCCAGGATCATCGCACCAGTTATGCAGTGTCTTCTTTACTATGGGCGTGTTGCTCCTTTGCATCGCACGAAGTAGGGCAGCTTTACTGCCCACTGTTCGCGCGATTAGTTGGTTTAGTTCCTGTCGCTTTCTCATTCGATTGGTTTTAATTGTGGATTGGCTATATAAAACATTTCGCGGTGCGCTTCGCTGAACTTATGCATGAACACTGCAGCATCAATAGGCTCATAAAGCTTATCGCGCATGTCACGTTCTAAGC